CCATCGGTGAGCTGGCTGATAACACCATCCAGGTCCATGCTGCTGTCAATTTTGTTGGTCATGCCGGTCATATCAATCTTGACCTCCGCTGTGGTAAAGCGGTTGATGGCATCCCGCTCTGCAATGTCCCGCAGATATTCCAGCTCATCCTCCGTCACATCCAGGCTGTCAGACAGGGCGCTTGCGCCCGTGCTGGCGCTGTCTGCAATATCGCCGGTGTCGCTGGAAATGTCGCTCAGGTCATAGCCCAGGCTGGTGGTATAGTCATCAATGCTGCCAGCCTCATAGTTGAATAGGTCACCCAGTCCGGTCAAATCACCCAGCCCGTCCATGAAGTCACTGGCACTGTCTACAATGCCATCACCCCAGGATGCACCCGCATTATAGGCATCAGCTGCCCAGCCCTCGGAAAAGGCATCGTAGGTATTAAAGCCGTCGTTAAAGGCATCGGCCACGCTGGTGTAGTCCTCTTTGCTGTCGTAGGCCTCAGCGGACTTGGCCGCATATTCCGCTGCCTTGCTGGTGATACCGGAGTAGTCAAACTCCACAAAGGGCAGCTTGTTCAAGGCCTCACAGATGCCCGCCACAACAGTGAGCGCCGTGGAGAGTAGATTGTAAAACCAGCCTTGTATATTGACGATAGCATTGTGAAAAGCCGTCTGCATATTGCTGCATAGCGCTACAATAGCATAGGCGATGCCCAGCGCAATATTGGCCACCACATAACCCAAGTTGACAAACCACTGAATTACGACATTCACCACACCACACAATGTACCCAAGACACTGTTGCTTTTTGAGCCAAAGATGTCAAAGTACCGAATTGCGGCAATAAGTGCGGCCACCAGCGCCAGTATGCCCGCAACAATCAAGAACACGGGACTTGCGCCCATTACAGCGTTAAGAATTGCTGTCGCAGCAGAGGCCAAAAGTGTGTAGGTTTGGTATAGCAGCACAGCAGCAGCCACGGCATAGATGATGGGGCTTATCCAGCTCCAGTTAGCCACGATGTAGGAGGCCACCGTGCCCGCAATAGACATGAGCTGTTGCATCACATAAATCACCAGCAAAATGCCGTTTTGAATCGTTTGGACAATGCTGGTGGTGCTCAGCCATGTTTGAAAGGCACTGTAAGCATTTAGAATCCAGGTGACCAACGTGGACAGTAATTCAATGCCGCCACCCAGCACGCCGATTAGGCCGCTGGCCATGTTCTCAATCAGAGGGAGATTATCTTGAAATGCACCCACAAGGTCCAGCACAGCCGGGTACAGGCCAGCGCCTATTGTCTCTTTGAGGTCCCCCAGAGTGTTCTTAAATTGGATGATCTGGCCCTCTGGGGTGCTGCTCATGGTTTCATACAGGCCGCTCCAGCTCTCATCAATGACATCACCGATGACAGCAGCGGCTTGCATCTCCTGGCTCAGGCCCACATAGTCCTCACCCAGCTCCGCCACAACTTGGGCATTTGTTGCTGTGCCCTCAATGATGGCTTTCTGGGCATCGGTAAACTCAAAGCCCTTTTTGGTCATAGCGTCATAGCTGCCGGTCATGATCTTGCCTATGCCGGTGGCGTAGTCTACCATAGCCGTGCTGTCCAGCTCTCCGCCGCCGGACATTCCCATTGCGTAGTTGCTCAGGGTGTCCATCATGCTGAGTAGGGCCTCACCGTCTGAGAAGTAGGTGGACAGCTCGGCAGCACCTGCAATCATGGCCTCATCGCCATAAATGCCCTTGCTCTGGATTTCGCTGGCCTTGTCCAGCACCTGGTCATAGTAGTCCAGGGAGCCCATGTTGCCCATGACGGTACTGAGCTGGATTTGTGCATTGATCTGAGTGTCCGCAGCGCTCAGGCTGTCGGTCACCAGGCTCTTGATGGAGGACAGGCTGGCATAGGCCGCCACCATAGAGGTGATTTTACCCAGCAGCTTGTCCGCTGCCTCGGTGCCAGCGTTGATGCTGGCGTTGAGCCGTTCCTCCTGGGTTTTGGCGTTCTGCTCCTGCTCCGCTGCCCTACGGTAGCCCTCCGCCAGCTCATCCACTGCACTGGATGCCTCCGCAAGCTGGGCCCTGGCCTCCTGGATGACGGTGACATCCATTGCTTGGCCAGAGGCTTGCTGGACCTGCTCAAAGGCCCCCAGCGTTGTGTCCAGGGCCGCCGTGACCTTTTTGAGCACGGCGCTCATGCCGTCATTGAGCGTCATTTGCGATTTGATAGTTGCCACGGTTTCACCACCTTAGAAAAGCTCCGCTCCCATCGCAAGGAGCGGAGCCGCTGGTCATTTCTTCTTTTTCGCCTTGCGCTTGAGCTCCGCCTCCTGTTTCTTCTCCGCCTCACAGCGGGTCTTGATAGAGGCGATCACAAAAGCACGCTCCTTGACCGGCAGGTTGAGAAACTTGGACGGCTCCCAGCCAAATTTTTGCAAACAAAAGTGTGCATAATTGGCCTCTGGGTCACCGTCCGTGATTAGTTTTTTGCCTCGTCTACCAGGTCAGTCTCGCTCTTGAAGCCGTTGGTCTGGAATACCTCCAGCACATAGTCATCAAACTCACCGCCGATGAGCATTTTACCCAGCAGCTCATGCGGCGTGGCGGTGCCCCAGCTATCTTGCAGCTCTGCGTTGTTGAGGTCCGGGAACACCGTGCAGCGGGCGCACACCTTGGACTGGAAAGTATAGGTGTCAAGCTGCTGGGTAAACTGGTTTTTCTTGCCCGGCACCGGCACCTGCTTGATGCAGCCGGAGCGGATGCGGGCGTATTCATCGGCGGAGATACAGCAGATTTCCCACTCCAGAGGCTTGCCGTTATCCCCAAGGAAACGGGGAGAGGCGGCAAAGCGGTGGTTCTCAATCTGCTGGACATTGGGCCGCATGAAAGCGGACAGGGTGTTACTCATGGATGGTTTCCTCCTTTAGTTAATCAGGGCCGCCTTTACATATAGGACGGGTTGGTGTACTTCTCCGGGCGGGTGAAGCTGTCGCAGTAGCCCTCAATGTCCTGCTCCACGAAGTCACCCTCATTGTTGAACATGGACAGCAGCACATCACCATCCAGCACACAGTCATTGTAAATCTTGGTGCTCCGGCCCACGGTGGCGGCGGGGTCATCGTTGGAGGTCTGGATGGTGAAAGTGGGCATCACCCCGGTCTTGACAAACTCCTCAATGACATCATCAAAGATTTCCGTGCACTTGTAGATGGTCATGCTAAAGGCCAGGGCAACGGTCTGGGGCTTGTGACCCACCACGGGGTTGCCCAGCTTGTAGACCTCCTTGGTGTTGACAGTGGCCTTTCCCTCAAACTCCTTGGCCATCAGCATGGAGTAGCGGGTGCCATCAATGGTGACGAAGCACTCCGCATAATTGGCGCTTACAGCGTCCAGCGTGTTCATAGTGGCGCTATTCATACCTTATCCCTCCTTTACTGGATGACCACGCTCATGTAGAGCTGGGCCATAGCGTTGACGATGTTGAGGCCGTTGATGGTCAGCAGCACCGCCTTTTTCTTGTCACCCTGCTCACAGGTGACCGTTTCCTCATCAAAGTCCTCCACGGCCCGGATGCTCTCCAGGTCCCGGATGAGCTTGCAGATGTCACCCCACAGAGCGGAGCGGCCAGAGGCATCATTGGGCACGGTGCCCACATAGCGGGTGTTGAACAGGACCGCCGTGTCATTGGCGATCTGGTCGCACACACGCATGGTCTGGTTGCTCTGGAACACCTCACCCTTGGTGTCGGACAGGGTGAGCAGGGTGTTGATGTCCTCCAGGACACGGGTGACCCCGTTGACATTGTGCATGATAAACTTGCCAGCCTTGAGGGCCGCCTCAAGCTCCGCCTGGGTATAGTCGGTGTCAACGGTCAGCTCACCATCATACTTGTAGTTGGTGAGGGACTTGTTGACGGCCACACCGGCCTGGGCACCAGTGACCCAGTAAACCAGGGCGTTCTTGTCCACATCGGAGATGGTGGAGTGGGTCACCTCATTCCACACGCCGATCACGCCCTCATAGTCAACGGTGGAGGGCTGCCAGGCCACAAGCTGGAATTTAGCACCCACCTCATCACGCATACGCTCAGTATAAGATGCGTAGAGCTTGACGATGGTGGCATCAGAGGCCGGGCAGCAGAGCGTATTGAAAGAATACGCCTCGATCTTGTCCAAAAAGCTCTGGTGACTGTCACCAGTGATGCCGGTGACATCGGTGCCGCCGGTCAGCGGAGTGCCCGCCGTGGCTGCCAGCTCAAGGCCCTTTTTCCAGGTCACATAGTCATTGGCAGTCAGGTCCGTGGCCTGGGCCACCGTCTGGGTGTCCACACAGGTGCCGTCCAGGTAGGTGCTGACATCCCACAGGCTCTCATCATCCACATTGGCCGCAATGACAATGGTGATGTCATTGCCCCGCACACCGGGGTACTTGGCGTTTGCCAGGGCGCAGGAGGCCGTAGAAGCCCCGGAGCCCAGGCGGTAGCAGTAGACCGTGGTGGCGTGCAGGAAAATCTCCCGCAGG